TCTTCATTGGCTTCTACATTTATTAAAACGTGTTTTTCAAAGGACGATACATTTTTTGGTGTTGTTAGACACAAGAAGGCAGATGGTGCTGAGAACAAATTAATTTGGATAAATTATAAGAGCGACCCAGACAGGCCACCGAAAAGTTATTTTGACACAGCAGATATTACAGGTGAGACAGACTATCACCGTGTCTTTAGAGTTCGGGATGACGTATACTTAACGTGTAATAATCACAGTGAGATATACCGTTTTACTGGAGATGGTATGAGTTCAATTTCCAGAAATGATTGGGAGAAGACTGGGTTCAGACTTCCACGAAAGCCAGATGGCGTAACTTACGAAACTGAAATTCACTCAATAGTATATCTGCCAGACTTAGACCGTTTTTATCTGGGTGGGAAACACAATGGATACTTATCTCAGGCTGGTAAAGGTAAGGTTATAAACGGAAGCACATTTGCTGACTGCGTACCTTTTGGCCCATTTGTTTGGAACTACGATGCTGACGAAGAGCCACTTGAAATATTTCACAAGCATCACATTCCTCATGTTTCAAACGGGTCTGTGATACTAGGAGTGCCTAAAGCAAACTATGGTGTAGGCACAGTATTTGGTTCTGGCTATATCATTTTCGATGGCACAAATACATATCAAATAGAAGGTGATCCAGACAACACCAATAAGTTTGACTACGACGAGGTTCAATACGTTCCCCCAACAAATTCTAAGATTTGCCAGAATGGGCCACCCCATTATTACATTCAAACGAATAGTTCCACGGGTGCCACAAGCCTCTTTTTTGGTAACGGTCATTATCGTTATAGCCACAACAATAAGTATCCAAATCCTCAAATCTTGTCGTGGAACGGCGTCCCTATTTCATTAACTGGAGACACAGAATGAGTAAATCCAGAGAAGCGGCAGACCAAATTAACAGGCTAAACTCTTCTGTTGCAGGGGATACAGCACTTTACGTCGGCCCAGAGCAAAACGTAAACGTAGTAAACAGCCTGTCGATAGATGACCAAATTATAATAAAAGCTGGAGACACGGCAGACGAATTTCAAATTCAGTCTGGTGACATAAAATGGCTCTCAGGAATTGGCGAACCAGAAGAACACGTTAGCGCAGCAGTAGGTTCTATCTACTCTAACACTGCCGCAATACCAGGCCAACCCTGCCTCTGGTTTAAAGGTGCTGGTACAGGCAACCAAGGATGGAAGCTGGTCGGTTCTCAGCTACCAGACAACAACGGTGGCGCAGAGCCAGAAGTTGGCATTTATAACCTGACACACCACAGCGACGTAGGCGACGGCGTAGAGGTAATTTTCCAAGTTGAAATTGCCCCAATCTTAATTCAAAACACTCAAGTATATGTAGACGGCATTTACCAAATGAAGGGTGACTACGACCCTGACAGACCTCAAGGGCCGTTCTTAGGCAGCTATCGTGTTGCAGACACTTTCATTGTTTTCGACAACCCACCCCCCGCTGGCAGTCGCATTGAAATTGTAGTCATGCAAAAGCTGACAATCACAAACGAAATGTACGTCAGAAAAACTGGCGACATTGTTCATGGCGAACTATACATTGAAGGCAAGCTAGACGCAGATCACATTACATCTCTTCATGGTGGGTTGCAGCTAACCCAATTGAACCCAGCTTTCCCTGTAATTGTTAGCAACATAGACAACGACGTAACGATGGCAAACGACAGTGACACAGCTTTAGTCACGCAAAAGTCTATTAAGAAATACGTCGATTACGAAATAGACATCAACACTAACTTTGAGTTTCCAGTCGGACACCCAGACGCGGGACAACCCACTAATCAATTTGTCCAGCGTAAGGGCGATACTATGTGGGGCAAGCTCTTAATTCAAAACGATTTAGAAGTAGAGCAAACAACTTCCTTTGGCCCAGTTGCAAAAGACAACACCAAAGAAGGCATAGTCATTTCGCCCAAGGGCATCATGGCAGTAAGAGCAGAGCCAGACCAGACAACTGCCACCTTCGAGCGTACTCACGACATATCCAGTCACGGCGAGATAGTCAGTTTTAGAAAAGCTGATCTTCCAATTGGCTCTATCGGAGTAAGCGAAGACGAGGCGATGGTCGTAGACAGCGTAATTCCCAGCACGTCTGGCATCAAGCTTGGTGTAAATTCTGTAGAGCCACGTTCTAACCGTGTATCACGCGATGATACTGTTAGTCTTGGGACAGAAGATGTGCGATTTAAAGACGCTCACCTGTCTGGCGGCGTACAGTCAGACGGCAAAAGCACCTTCTCTGGCATTGTAGATATGAGCGAAGCTTTGGTTTTTCATCCAAGAGGCGGGACTGTGCAGACAGTCTTTGGCCCTAAGATTGAAAAAACTACAATGAACACAGGCAACCAATGGGTAGAGATAGACCCAAACATGCGAGCCACAATCACTACACGCTCTGCATTTTCAGCTATAGAAACGCACTGTCTTTTAAACGTAGAGACTTCAAACCGCACAGACGCATACGGTGACGGCAGCTTGGGCCATGCAAAGTTAGAGGCCACAGTAGATGGTGGTGCAACTTGGACGCTGTGCAGCACTCACAACGTAGTTGGATACGCAGACAACAGTTTTGGTTATGGCTTCATGGACTACTATTTGCCCAAAGAGCCAATCGGAACATTAATAACATTTCGCGTATTGTATAGAATGAGCAGAACAGGCGGCGCACATTTTATCGCCAATCGTCCTTACGACACCACTGGCGTAGACCCTAAAGCTTATCTGCTTTTACGAGAAGTTGAACAGAGGGAGCCAGTTTTGCCATGACAAAAGCTAAAGAAAACAAAGACGTTAGTAGAGTTCTTATAGATATGGGAGTGTCTGGTTACGTTATGCGAGGAAACCCCACGAACGCAGACGAGTTCATGCGAATGTTTACTAAGGTGATAGGCGTAGACAAGCAAGGCAACGCCCAAGAAAGCAATGACCCTCAACACTTTGGCGTTAGCTGGAGCGAAATTGAGCCGCGCATAAAGCAATGGAGAAAAGACACTCCAATGCGTGAGTTACGCCACGAGCGTAATGTACGTCTGGCGGCAAGCGATTGGATGGTATCTTCAGATCGGACGATAACACAGGCAGAAATAGATTATCGTCAAGAACTAAGAGACATTACTAAAACGGCTAAGTCTCTTGAGGATGTAGTCTGGCCAGAGTTGGGAGTGTAATATGGATAAGGAAGAGCTACGCGCAAAGCTCGCAGAAGAAAAGCAGACTAGAGCCGATTTGGGCGAAGCTGAACATGACCTTCCCTTAACTAAAACTGACAAAGAGATGTTGCTTCGTCTTACTGCGTTACGCGGAGATGATGGCGCAACAGTAGTTGGTAACACAACTATGCGTACAGAAGACGGCACAGGCAAAGCATTGCATGTCACTGGAGAAACGCAAGTAGACGGTCAAACAACTATCACTGGCGAAACAATTATTCATGGCAAAACAACTGTCGATACAGGCGACCTTCATGTAGATAAGTCCATCATACAAAAGAATGGCATCTTGTCTGAGACAGGCGGTGTGCGCTGGCTAACAGGAACAGGCGCACCTGAAGGCAGAGTTACTGGCGCAGTTGGCTCATTATACATGAGAACAGACGGCAACATTGCGGCTGGTGAAAATCCTTTACACGTCAAGACGTCTGGCACAGGAAACACTGGTTGGTTGCTTGGCGCAAAAGGCGACAAAGGTGACAAAGGAAATACTGGACCTACTGGCCCAAAGGGGGCAAACGGATCAAATGGCTCACCAGGAGCTAAAGGCCCGCCTGGACCGCCTGGGTCTACAAGCACTGGTGGTTTTTCTCAAGTAGGACAGCACGCTCTTTTAAGGTCTGTGTCTGGCGGTAAGGGTGGGCCAGGCGGCACGCACTCTGGCGGTAGTTTAGCTGGCTCTGATTGTAGGGGTGTTCCCCTTACACAAAGTAATGGCAGGGCAGTAATAATAATCGTCGGCGGCACTTGGCAAAGGCACGGCTATCAAGGTGGAAACGGTGCAATGAGTGACAGTGCGCAGCCATCAGCAACTACTGTTTGGATGAGGAAATCGTAATGGTTCAATCAGTAAAAATCTTTTCAGTTAGAAACTGTAAGTACATCACACCTGAAGGTGATGTTGACCTAGAAATAAACCACCCAGAGTATGGGTGGATACCCTACACATTGGCTTTAGCTGACCCATGTAATTACATTAACAATGACGAGTTAATGGCGTTAGCACTTGAAAAAGGTATTGAACCTCTTGACCCTGTAGAATGGGCGAAAAAGCAAGCAGATATTCAGCGAATGAACCGTCACCTTCTTTTGTCTCAAGTAGATGATGTTGCTCGCAATCCTTTGCGTTGGGACAAGTTATCTATCGAAAGAAAAGAAGAGATCAATGATTACAGGGAAGCACTGCTAGACATAACAGAGCAAGATACTTTCCCTGAATTTGTAGAATGGCCCGAAGCACCAGAAGGAGTTGAGCAATGGTGATAAAGTACGACCCGAAAGGTCCAGCAGTACACACGCCCTACTCTGGCGGCAAGCAAGGGCATGGCGTAGTCATGGCTCATAGGCCAGCAGAGAACCGCAAAGGCAAGACGCCCCCCATGAAAGGTCCGATCAATTCGACCAAACCCGTCATGCGTAAAAAATTAAAATCAAGGAAGTAAGCTATGGGAAATTTAAAAAAGGGTACAGGCGACCCTGTTGTAAGACGTGGTGGTGGCGGCAGCACAAGCACAAGCGGCAGCAGAAACAGAAGCAGGGGTTCTTCGGCTGCGCCCTCAACATCAAGGTATCCAAAGGGGCGTCCTAGCAGCACGGGTTCTTATGACAAGGGTATGCCGTCTGCTGGCCCAAGTTCTTATTCAAAAGGTATGCCGTCTGACGGCTCAAGTTCAAGTTCTTATTCAAAGGGTATGCCGTCTGCTGGCCCAAAGAAGTCTACTAAAGCTTCCAAGTCTGGTGCCTCTACTAAAAGAACCACTCCCAAAAAAGATGTTGGCGGGAAGAAAAGGCCCAAGTCTAAAAAATCTTTCAGCAAATCAACAGGCGGTCCTAAGAAAAAAAGAACAGGCCCAATGAGGCTTTCTGCAAAAAAATGAAACCAGCTACAAAGTTAAAGGCGATTGACGACCTTTTAAAATCTAAAGGATGGTCAATCGTACTAGAAATTATGCACGAAGAAATTGTGCAATCCGCAATGGCAATAGCTGAAAGCCAAAAAATGGAGCTAGACGAAATAAACTTTCGACGTGGTTCAATCTGGGCAGCAAAACAATTTTTAGAAATGCCAGTACGTCTTCGCCAAAAAGTTGAGGCAGACGTTGCGTTAAAGATGGACGACGATACACCCCCCCTTGGCTAAAGATACTGATAAGTTAACCTAACCCCGCTACGGCTGGAGAAAGAATTAAGATGAACAAGCAACCCCCTGAAGCAATGATGGCCGCCGTAGACAAAATGGCCTCTAAACAAATGGGTGTAGAGCCACAAATGCCGCCACAAGGCGGTCCACAAGGCGGTCCACCACCACCACCATCTCAGCCGCCTATGCCGCAACAACCGCCACAGCCACCAAAAGCAAATCCAAACAAAGGCCCAGACAGTAAAGAAGGACAAGCTGCCGAAGCTGGTTCGCCTACTACTGAAGGCGACAAGATGGTAGATGACGCTGTAATCTACGATGTAGACTTTGGGGAAGGCGTATCTCGTAAGTTAACGCCGCAACAAATTAAGTCTACGTTCGAGCGTTACAGCGCAATGAATTATAAGAACGCTCAGTACAAGCCTGTTCTGGACGTCCTTGAAGCTTACATGAAAGATAACCCAAACCTCTCTACAAAAGAGATAGCTGAAAACGTATCTGCTATGCAGAAGGCTGGTCAGTCTAATCCTGTTATGGGTAACGTGTCTGGCGAAAAGTCTGGTGACGCTCAGAAGCGCAACGGCGTTGATAGCGGCGACATGAGCGAAGCTTTTTCTAAGTGGGAAGAAGACAACGCTGCACAACTCCCTCCTGGCTACCGTGAAATGATGCAGAATAACGGTTCAGGCATGGCGTCAATGCAGCAACAACTTCAACAGACGCAGCAAATGCTACAGCAAATCTTAGGCAATTCTGCTGGCGTTGCAGACGCAGCTAAAACGAGCATGGACGGTGCTAGAACCCAGCAGATTGATGCTATGCGTCAGTCAATAGGCAATAACATTGACAGAGTTCAGCAAGCTTTAGGTCTGCCAGACGACAAGGCTAATGACTTTATGGTGTTTGCCGCAGAGCGTGGTTTTACAATGGAAGACTTTGCAGACCCACAGCTTACAATCAAAGTTATGCAAGACTTTAAGAACAACATGGATAGCCCTGAGATGGAGCGTATGCGAGCAATTGCACAACGTCGCCAAGCCTACACTGGCTCAATGGGTTCAACTCCTTCTGCATCTCCTGCTGGTGCTGAAGCCGCGAGTGGAAACGACACCTTCGATAAACTCGCTTCTATGGCTATGTCCAAGAAGGGACTTAGCTAACTTACTATCATTTTCTCCTCAACTTGCGTTGCGATTGCCCTCCCTCAATCGCAGCGCATTTTTTTATGTTAGGGACGATAAACCTGTATGTACCCCCTATACTACACATAGCACATAACTGCGCCACGGCCTAGTTAGCTATAAGAATAAGGGCATATGCGATGGTTTATCCCGTGTTGCTCGCTAAACCGCAACGTAATCATGGAGACTATAATGGTCGCTATTCAAGGCATGCGCGGAACAGGTGAGTTTAACTCAGACTTCCGTCCCAAAAACTATCGGGAGTTATTCACACTCCTAGAACCAAACGGCAACGCGCCACTAAACGCATTGCTTGCAATGGGTTCATCTGAAGCTACAGACGACCCCGAATACAAAAACTTTCGTGACGAATTGCCAGAGCGCGTTCTGAATGTTGATGGTGCTATTGGCTCTGCAACATCCACAACCATCACTCTAGCCGCTGGCGACGACAACAAATACGCTATTGCTGGCGCGGTTGTTGTTAACAGTCAGACTGGTGAAGTAATGCACGTTACTCAAGACACTACAGGCACAACGCTTGAAGTTGTTCGTAACATTGGCGGCACTACACACCAGATCAGTGATAAATCAGAATTGTTTATTGCTGGATTTGCTGCACAGGAAGGTGGAAATTCACCTACCGCAATCAGCTTCGACGCGACAGTTGCACACAACTACACTCAAATTTTCCGCACAGCATTTGCTGTTACGAATACAATGCAATCAACTTACTTGCGCACAGGCGATAAGTTAGACGAGAGCATGACCAAAGCATTGAAGCTTCATATGTCTGACATTGAGCGCGCAATGTTCTTTGGACAAAAGTTCGAGGAAAATGGCTTAACTAACCAGCCCACACGTTATACTGGGGGTTTGTTAAACGAGCTATCAAGTGTTGTTGATCTTGGCACAGACTACGCAGACTATGGTGGAGACGCCGCTGGTGCTATGACTGAAGAAGGATTTGATAGCTTGCTTATCAGTTCTGTCTTTAAGTTTGGCTCAAAGCAGAAGATCGCCTTCGTTGGTGAAAACGTAGCTAACCACTTACAGCAATACGGCAAAGATCGCTGGACGCCAGAAAGTGTTCAAGGCGCATACGGTGTAAACCTAACTCGCTATAACACATTTGCTGGTGATCTAATGGTTCACTTGCATCCACAGTTCCGTCAAATTCCGATGATGAAAGACGCTATGGTAATCGTTGATTTCCCATACTTGACTTATCGTTATCTTGAGAGCCGTGACACTCACTTGCTTGAAAACCGTCAGTCACCTGACGCTGACAGCACTAAGCACGAGTACCTAACTGAATGTGGCCTTGAGCTTCTTCAGGACAAAGTACACTGCTACATCAAAGGTTGGACTGCTCGCAACAACCCGTGAGGACGACCATAGTGCATCTAGCAGTAATATAAGGGGGCAACTTGTCCCCTTATTTTTTAGGAGTATCTAATGTCCGAAGCCAAGAAAAAGGCCACCCCGAAAAAAGAGGTGAAGTCTGTTGAAGATGCACCCGCAATTCAGCCAAAGGTTGAAGTAAAGCCTGAACCTAAAGCACCTAGAAACGCTTACGTCTGGTACGAAAGCCGTGAGAGAGAGCCGTCACAATTTAATGTTTGTGGATACAAGTCTTTTCGGAATTTCTCTAACGGACGAATTGAATTTAAAATTCCTATAGATGACGTGGCTCGCTTTGAGAGCAATCATTTTGTTTCTAATGGTCGCGTAGTCAGAAAGGCTAATTCGTGACGCATCCTAAGAACATAATGCACCCAAGTAATACTAACCCTCACATACGCGATAAATACTCGCCACTAAACACATTGGCTATGCAAGCGTTACGTCGGTTCGGAGACTTCTCTCCTGGCACAGTGGACGGTGAAGTAATGCTTATGTTTATTGAGTTTGGAAACATGGTCATAGACGATGTGCGTTCCCACCCTTACTGGGATGGTAACGAGATTGACTATTATGCAAGCCAGACAGACGCTCGTGAGATACCAGACATTGTAGTAGTGAACGGTTTACTTAACCAATACGCACAGCAACAGGGTAGCGAGAAGATGCAAATGTATATGCCAACGTATTACACCACGCTGAACCGTGAATTGTGGCAAGTCATAAACGGCAACACAAAGATACGGGCGCGTATTGTGGATGGTGGCACAAACAAGCGCAATGTAGACGGTCAAAAAACAAATGTCCTTAATGGTTTAGTCACTGATGGGTGGGCATCACAGTAATGTCAGGTATAAAATCTTCATCTGGCATTAAGTCTAAAACTTTTGCTTACGAAAACTTTCAAGGGTTAGACACTTCACGCGATATTACCAGCTTAGACACTGGCAAAGAACAGCACATGGCTCGCATCCATAACGCAACTTCAGACTGGCGTGGTCAAATGGTGCGTGATGCTGCGTGTGCGCCACGCAAGGGCGAGTACAAGGTCAATCATACTTGCTTCTTTGGTGACAATGAACTTCTATGGGTAGAAGAAACTGGCTCTGGTCTCACGTTTAATTCTGACAGAGATCACACTTTAGCAGACGTACATCCGTCTGCCGCTGTTGTATCAAGCACAGTATTTAACAAGTCTGTTCACTTAGCTGCCCGTGCCAGACCTATGTATAGCTATGATGGTGTACTTTATCGCCGCAATAACTCGCAGTCTTTAGATGAAATGCGTCCTGCATATGTTGCGTCTGTTCAAAGACGTCTGTGTGTAGCTGGCATAAACGGTAAAGAGACACAGGTTCACTTGAGCCGCGTTGATAACGAGGAAATCTTTCCAGAAGATGAAGACCCTACCAGCGAAAACGTCTTGCGCGCTGGCTACATAGACATCGGAAACTTGTTAGGCACGGCAGATCAGATCACTGGCCTTGGTACATTTGAGCAAAACCGCCTAGCAGTATTCACAGCAGACCAATCAATCATCTATCGCATAGACCCAGACATAAATCAGTGGCTAATAGACGAGAGTGCTAACATTAACATTGGCTGCATTAGCCACAACACTATCGTAAACGCTGGTACAGACCTATTATATTGCTCACGCGCTGGCATACACAGCATTAAACGTAGCGAAGACAATGGTATTCTAGTATATTCATACAGCATATCAGACAAAATTGACTTACTATATAGAGAGTTATTTAACTCAGTAGAGAACCCTAGAACAATTAACGCAGTATTTGACCAAGACACTGCACAGTATCACGTTTTCTTCCCTCAGTCTGGCGGCCAATTAACCAAGCGTCTAACCTTGGCTATGAACCCTGAAGGTGGGGAAGGCGGCCAGCCTAAGTTTAGTACAGGTGATTTTCTAAATGCTCGATGTGGTTCCTTCTTAAATGGCAGACTTGTCTGGGGTACTACAGGTGGGGTGTTTAACGTCTTGCAAGTTGACGACAGGGACACTCAAGGAGCAGTCACTCCTAGCTTAGAAATTATAACTCCTCTCTTCTGGCATGGCTCATTAGACCAAACAAAAGAAACAATAAGTGTAACAATACAAGCTAGTGGCGAAGGTATAATTTACTTTGACGCTGAAGACGAGAAAGGCAGAAAGCTTGGCTCTCTGGTTTTTGAGGTCGATGACACATCGGACGACAACTACTTCCAAGACGTGCCATTAAGCCATGAGTACGAACGCAAGTGGGCGCACAGATACCGCGCCGCTCGTTATCGCATGAGAACAGAAGGGGGCATTGGCCTTCTACGAATAATTGGTTTTGCAGTAACCGTCAGGAAGAGATAGAATGGCTCGTATCAGACAACAGTTCCCTCAGAATTACGGAAGCTCTGGCAACATTAACACAGAGTTTGAGAGTGTAATTAGATACCTCAACGCTGCTGAGTACGGAAACAAAACATTAGGCGAATTGCTTGACGTTCTTTACGATAAGAACGGTGAGTTTGATGGGCCAATAGAGCTTCAAAAGAATACTGGCGGTGACATTGAGTATCGCATAGGCGAGTACAGTAACGATCAAGACGGCTGGATACTACTCTGCACAGCAGAAGAGTTGCGCGGAGAGCCAGGCCAAGACTTTGGTATAATCGGTGCGCCGATTATGTATAACAGAATTGATTACTTAGCAGAGCAAGATCAGCAATCATTCTTATACGCACAAAAAGAAACAGACGAAGTATTGGTTTACCTTGAAGGTCTGTTGCAGGTCGAAGGTGTAGACAATGATTATACATGCGATCTTAATGGCGGTGAGTATGGTGCGGGTACAGTAGAATTTAACTGGCCTTTGCAGAAAGACATGGGCGTCACTCTCTACAAGATACGCGCAACTGCAATCACTGGGTACAAACGAAAAGACTTCTTGACGGTTGACCCACAAGTTGTGTTTCCATTTGTGCATGACGACACTGCAAAGCTGCAAGTATACTTAAACGGTATTCTTCAACGCGAGGGTGGTGAGTATGATTACGTTGCCAATCCAGAATACAATGTCATTACGTTTGTAGTCACAGTTCCAGAAGGCAACGTAGTAACTATCTTCACAGTTGAGAACACGTCTGTTCAGGCTGCCACTGGCCTTATGTTCGAGGAAGAGTTTTGTAACACTGCCGCTGGATTGATCTTACTTGAGAAGGTTGAGATTGAAAACGAGAGCATACCGCAAGCAAAGATTGTTCAGCTAACTTCCATGATGGACAGAAAAGCTAACATCGACACGTCTGACACGCTACCCTTGTACCCCGTGTCTGGAGATTTGTGGCACGATACATCACACGCCCCAAACGAATTAAAGTTTTGGGACGGTACGCAGTGGGTAAAGACATCACCTGAAAGCTCACTACCAACTTACACACCCGCGAACGCTGGGCAGTACGTTAAGGTAAACGGAACAGGAACAGCACTAGAGTATGGATCAGTTGATCTGTCTGGCGCAGTACCAGTCACGCAAAAGGGTGCAGCAAACGGTGTCGCAACGCTTGACAGTTCTGGCAAGCTACCAGTGTCACAGCTTCCTACACTGCTAGGCAGCGACAGTTACTACTTCTACAGTGAAACTCCAGCAGCACAGCCCTACACGGTTAAGCGCATCTTTAAGCAGAAGATACAGATTGACGGCATATCAATCTTTACTGAAAGCGGAACATGCTCAATCCAGATAACGGTAAACGGACAAACCTTTGGCAGCGTATACAGCGCAAGTTCAAGCCTAAGTGAGTTTTCAATCGGACAGCCTATTGAGATTGACGCATCTACATCATCAAAATCTATAGGCTTTGTATTAACTAACAACTCTTCCGCGTACAAATTGGAAGTAACAATGGCGGTCAACGTACTAGCAAACTAATGATAAAGGTAATTACAGATGACAAGAACCGCGTTGCAGACTGGGCAGCAAAGCACCTTAAAGGATGCACATGGCGAGACTTCTACGCTATGGGCTACGAGCGTGAAGGCAAGCTTATTGGCGCGGCTATATTCGATCAGTTCTCTGGCAAGTCTAGCAACAATGATATGCACATATCTGTCGCGTCTGTCAGCCACGATTGCTGGACACGAAAGCATTTGGCCGAAGCGTTTGATTACGTCTGGAACCAATGCAAGTGCGCCAGACTTACTGGTCTTGTCTCTGTATCAAATCGAAAATCCAACAAACTTATCAAAGGTCTTGGGTTTACTAAAGAAGGCGTTATGCGTCAAAAGTTTTACCCTGAAGACGCCAACGTCTGGGGTCTGCTTAAACACGAATGTACTTGGCTAGAGAGGTAGCGAAATGGGCGGCAGTTCACCATCCCCACCACCAGATTATACGCAAGAAAAAAGCCAAATTCGTGCGGATACCGAAAAGCGTTATCAAAACCAAGCAAGCAATTATAATAATAAAGTAAGCAATTATAATAGTTCGGTAAACAAATACAGCAATCAGTTCTCTAATTTGAATAGCAATATTCAAAACATGAGTTACGTCGATATGTACGACAACCCGAATACAAAAAAAAATGAAAACCAATACACAAATTTTAATAACCAACTAAACTCTTTAAACAGCAATTTAGGCGGCCTTAACTTTAACGCTTCCAGACCTACGTTTTCTAGTAGCGTGGGCAGCGAGTACGGTAGCGTGGGCATATCAAACATCCCCACTTTGAAAAACGCAAATACTCAGAAGTATGATGCAATGATGTATGGTGGTGTTTCAGGTTTGCAAAGCAAGCTGAACTCTATGAGGGACGAACGCAGTGCTGAAGAGAAAAGAATAAACACATATCGCAATAATGCAAACAATACATTGAAAGGTTATTCTACTCAACTGGGCAGAATGGGTATTGCAGACATTTCCTCAATGAACCAGATGGAGCGTGATCTGGCTTCGATGAAATCTGCAAGAGATAATTTTTCTTCTCCAATCTTAAATCAAATGTATCCAAATGGATTTAGTAATTTTGACCAACAATATGGTACATTAAGTAAACAACTTAGTGAACTTTACGGCGCAAGGACTACTGAACAAGATCGTATTAAGACGTATGAAAAAGGTTTAATAGACCAAGCAGACACTTTCAATACAACACTAGGCGATTACAACATTACAAACGAACAAGGGATTAAAGACCTTCAAGGTCTTATTGCAGATCAAGAGCGAGATGCGGGTAGGTTCTCGTCTGAGCTTGACTATGACTTTAGCCAAGAGCTTGGTGAACTAGATGATGTCAGCCGCGACGTAGATAGTTTGTGGAAAGACCGTACAGATGAACTTGGTAGAATTAGCGATGCAGAATACTCATACGATTTAGCAGCACAAGGTCTTGATAATTACATTGATAATGCTGGCATTTATAACAAGAGTACCCTTGATGGCTACGGCCAAGACATAACTGATTTGCGTAGTGACATAAGTGGTTTTACATCTCTGTTAGATTTTGACTTTGGTAAAGCTAATACAGAATTAGATGATGCGTATACTTCTTTAGAAGGTGTAAATCAAAAAAGACAAGACGCGCTTAATGTTTTAGACAGTGATATTACTGCCAACTCTGGCTCTGCTTTGTCAGACCTACAGCTATACGAGGAAGGGGCTATGAAAGACATGGCCTCTAACCTCTCTGACACTGGCTATGAACTAAGTAACTTTACTGGCGGTAGAGTAGGCGACATCAGTACACGTCTGGGTACAGCTTCAGACGCCGTAAGTGGAAAGCTTGAGGAGCTTGGCACATATCGGAGTGATTTGGAAAAACGCGCACAGAGTTTACAAGAGCAACTAAACAATAAGTCTTTTTACGAAGTTGGTATGGTTGACGGAGAGCAAGGCGGCTTCGACAGTATGCAAGCTGAAGTAGAACTTTACAATGCACAGCAAGCTATGGACGAAATTGCTGGCATGGAAGATAGGCTCAACTCTGAACGTGGCAGACTTGAACGTGACGCTGAAGCATCAGGCGAACGTGATCGTATCTCGCGGGAAGATATACTTAAAATGGTAGGCGAGAATGGTATTCCAGAGTTTGGTGATTTATCTCAGTTAGACCCCATGGCGTTAGAAGAATATTTGAAGCTAATGAATGGTGAGGAAGAAGAAGAAGAGTTTGGAATGAACTCTGCAAATCCATCAGCGTTTAGTCAAAATGTGACAAGGATATAAAATGGCTTGGGCAGCAGCATTAGGATTAGCAAGTAGCGCGTTTGGTGCATGGAGCGCAAACAAAGACGCAAAAGCTGCGCGAGCGCAACAGGATTATCAATTCCGCAAACAACAAGAGATGCAAGAAACAAACTTAGATATGATGCGTGGCGCACAGCGCACTCAAGAACAAGAAAACTTATACCAGCGTCAAATGGAAGGTTACAATCGGAACATGATGGCGCAAGAGCGTCAGTTTGAATTAGATTATTTAGAGAAAAATCGTAAGCACCTGTTAGAAGACAGGCAGATGGACATTGATCGTCAGATTGAAGAAGACAAAGAAGCTGCCAGAATACAACAGTGGAACCTTGAGAATTATTTGAAGCGATCAAACATAGCTAAAGAAGAACGCGAATGGGCTATGAAGCAGCTTGAAGAAAGCAAGGCTATAGTCAAGGGCGAGCGCGACGAAGAAATGAAACGCTTCAAGGAAGACCGTGAAATAAAACGGATGGAGCGTGAATACACAGTTGGCGAATACGAGAAGGCATCCAGTCAAGCATACGCAGAGCGTGACGAGAGCTTAAAAAATCGTGCAGAAATAATGAAGCGCATCAGTGGTATGCAAAGTTCATTAGAGAAAGCTGCGTCTGGTCTTGGAGCTATTCCAGAAATAGAGCAACTTAAAAAGTCTGACATTGATAACGAAATTAATAGACGCTCTGATCTGTACCAAAGTGATGTAGATAGAGCAGCCGACAAGATGGCGTCTATCGGAGAAGCGGGATTAATTAGAGGCGGCATAGACAGAAGCTCAAGCGGTTTGGGAGTGCGTGGCGACATAACTCGTCGCATTGCAGACGAGTACCAGTCTGCACGAAATCGTGCATACGACGACGCATTGAACTATATTACTGGACGTCACGACGCTTACGCCAAAAACGTAACCGACATAATAAGTCGTCGCAATAGCGTACTTGATGAAGTGGGTAGTGTTTCGGGTGCTGGTATACAAGATATGCAAAACCTTAAAGAAGGTCAGTCAGCTAATACCGCAATGCAATATATGCCAACAAACTCCGCTGTATATGACAGAGCTATTACTAGCGCAGACAATTACACAAGAGGAGATATAGGCAGCGCAAACTTGTCGAACTCTTACGAAATGCAAAGTCGTCTGGCTAACTACAGCAGACCACAGAGTTTGGTTAACCAAGAAGGGTATAACATAGGGACTGCTGTTATGGGTCCATACTCAATGAGTAATCAAAACCCTGACAATTATCTTAACAACGCACAATCAATTGGTAATAATATGTATAATGCTTCTGCAACAAATTTCCAAAATGCGCAGACTAATTCATACAACGCATCGTCTGGCTTTGGCCAAGACGCCAATAAGTTTATTAATCAGCAGTCTGCACCACAGCAATTTGGTGTGACGGGGTACAAAGATAACGAAGCTCAATATGGCCCAATTGGTAAGCCAGGCATATTTTCTGAGAATGGTTTCTTCAGTCAATATAACCCTTGGAAGTAGGAGAGTTTAGATGGTTATGGGAATGGTTGGGTTTGCTGACGGTTATCGAAAGCAACAAGACGCTGGGGAACGCAAGAGATTAGAACTTGCTAAAGCTTTCCAAGAGTTTCAGCAAAGCAATCCAGAAGCGACGGCCATGGAGTTTCAAGCCTTTATGGATAGTATGTCTAATGGCGACAACTACTTGCGAGGTGGTATGCCGTCTGGTGGCGCGCTTCAGGCAGTAGTTGGTGAGAGCGAAAGACGCCGCAAAGAAGGTGATGAAGACAGAAACTACAAGATGATGGAGCGCAACATTGGCTTGCAGCAATCCTTAGAAGGTACGGCTACAGGGATTATGATGAATTACGCAGACCCAGGACCGAACGGTTACTCGCAAGCAGACTATGCAGCTATGTCACAAGATTTACAGCAACGGTTTCCAGGCGTTGATCTAGCGAAAGTCGGCTTCGATCCACAGAATATGTTTTCTAACGAAAGACGTGCCAACGCAATTTCAATGAAAATACAAACCTACCTTCCAACGGTTAGGGATATGATTAAAAGCACTGGCGGTCAGAATGTTACTCCTGACCAGCTAAAGAAAATGGGCATACCTACTGCACTTATTAGTCCATTAATAGACCAAGCAAAAGTTATGGACGGTGAAGTGCGCTATGATTGGGCGAATACGCATAGAAAAGATATTTACCAACACGCTTTGACAGCAGTAGCCGCTGGCCAAGAGAATATTTATGACACTCTTGTAGAGATATATGGAGAAGATAAATTACCTGCGAAAGACAGTGACTATATGGTAAATATGGAAGCACGCGCACAAGCTGAAAATCAAAAAATTCAAGCTGATGACAGCACTAAAAGAAGAACGGCAGTGGAAGCTTTTATAACTAGCAAAACTAACACCCAATCGTTTAAATCTTCTGTGGCAAGACTAAGTAGGGAAAAGGTTTTAGAAAACTTAGCTAAACAACTTCCTCAAGCTGATTATGACATTGCCGCAATGTTTGGTAAAAAAGAAGACGGCACTGGCGTTACAAGGGCCGACGTTATTGCAAACCCTGAAAAATATTTAGGCGCGCACATGGATGGTGCCGTGAGTGAAATGAGTATTGTTCAAGGTCACAAAAGTGAAGAACGACGATTAGCCGCAGAAACGCAAGCGAACGAGATCGCAAAAGAATATAAACTGGAACAAAAGAAAATTGCTGAAAAATATTTTGGAGAAGCTAGTAGTAAAAATGTGGCTTCACTTCTTGGCAAGAATGGACAGGATGCG